TCTGGAACAATGGCGAGTTGAAATAGATTCGCGCAACTTGTTCTTTGTTGTCTGTGTAAAACGCAACGATATTTAGAAATGCTAAATCGCCTTCGCTTTGGCTTGGGTAATTCATTCCGGCCCAATCACCATACCAAAGCCGCATAAACAGATTTCCATTGCTTGCCCCGGCTGCAAGTTTACAAATTTCTTCATCGGTTTTCGTTTGGGCCGCTCCAACCCAACTTGAGGCAACCGCTGTTTCAATATGTCCAACCAAAGCTTCCAATTCATTTTGACGTTCAGTGATTGGGGCCGGGTTTACAACCTTGCCTGTTATGGTTATGTAACGAGAAAACGAGTAAACTTCAATGAATTCTTTGGAAAGTTTTTTGCCAGCGCTTAATTGACCCTTAACCCAAATGTGAACGCCACCTTTGGGCGAAAGTTCTGAATATGAATTGAAGGCTTCGTAAATATCTTTGTGGCGTTGAATGATCGCCGGATCATTTGTTTTGTAGGTATCAAGATCAATACATACATAAGGGTCTTCGGGAGTCAACACGAAGCCCAACGTTAACCCCGGATGATTAGCAAGACAAGCTGAAGCAATTTCAAACGTTCCCCATGTTGAAGGATCGTCAACCGCCGCTCGCAAGCCCGATTTAGGGTCTAGCGGAATCTTATCGAGAATGTAAGTAACAACCCATTGCGGCAACGCCGCAAGTTCAGCAACAGACATACAAGCGCCTTCCTGTTATCGTTGTTGCGTCTGTTCTGAAATCAAAGGTACTGCGGATTGTCTAATGAGGAATCGAACAGCAGAACTTTTTCCAACATAGGTTAAACGAAGACTTTCCTTCAAATACTCCCTAGCCTTTTCAACCTTTTCGATTTCTTCGCTAGATAATTCGAGTGTCACTGAAAATTTTCCCGACATGAAAGTTCCTAACTCATCTTTTGTTTCATTCAAAGGACGCCCGACAATACCGTTCAATGTTGGTTTGTGCTCATAAATTGTTTTCATTTCGACTGAGGAAAGGTCTTTGATTGAGCACAATTCAAATTGAATTGTATCGGCATTTAACGTCGACATTTGTTTCCGCTTTTTATGTGTTTCGAATCTTTTTTTTAGATTTTTACTCGAACCCACATAAAGAGCCGTTGATCCCGCAAAGACAACATATACCCCCGATTTGGCGGGAAGCAACCTGAATTCGTGAAACTGGAGTTTTTGCATAAGATGCAAAGATACTCGAAGAAATTGGAAAAAACAAGAGAAAAATAAGACTTGACACACCCCGGCCCGCCGCGCTATTGTCGCCCCTATGCCGCTCACATCGGAACAAAGCTCCAAGATCGCAGATTGGTTTGTAACCAAGAAACAATTGGACGAACTAAAAGAAAAGGAATCAAAACTTCGTGACGAACTCATAAAAGACTTGTTCGCCGCAGATAAAGACTCCGGAACCGATTCAATTGAAATCGGGCAAGGTTACAAACTGATGGCGACCAAAAAACTCGATTACAAGCTAAACAACAAAGAAGGGCAAGTTGAAGCCGTAATCGCCGTTATCGGTCATGACGCCGTAAGAGAAATGAAATTGATTCGTTGGGAACCTGCTCTTTCAATTACTGCCTACAAGAATCTTGACCACGAAACCCAAAAACTTTTTGACGGATGTTTGACAATTAAGCCGGGGAAACCTTCGCTTGAAGTTATTCCTCCAAAGGCGGAATGATGGAATACGAATTGAAACAGAACCCGGCCCCGTATGAATGGGCGGTTCTAATCTGGAAACGAGTTGATAGGCGCAAAGAACTTGACGGTTGCGCCATTTTCAAAGGCGGTAATTGTTATCAAAGAGCAACTGATTACCGCGATTTAATGAGCGGTATTGAAGCCGGGATTTGTTCAATTGTCATGAAAGGGTGATTCTTGCAAGTTTTGAGTACAAGTAAAATAAGCGCCAAAGATGGGATTAAAACATTGGTCTATGGCCCATCTGGAGTTGGTAAAACTCGTCTTGCTCTTAACGCTCCGGGTCCATTCATCTTTTCCGGCGAAAACGGACTGCTTTCACTGAAGCGAGATAACATTCCGTACATTCCAATTAACACTTATGCCAACCTGAAAGAAGCGTTTACATGGTTCATGAAAAGCGCCGAAGCGAGACACATTCAAACGCTGTTCCTTGATTCGCTAACGGAAATGGCACAAGTGATTCTTGCAGAAGAAAAAACAAAAACAAAAGACCCTCGCAAAGCTTACGGCGCAATGCAAGATTCAGTTTATGAATTGATTCGAGCGTTCCGCGATAGCAAGGGACGCCATGTTGTTTTGATTTGTTGGGAACAGTACGTTGAATTCGGATTGGGCAAAAAGGCTTGCCCCGTCATTCCTTCTGAAAAGTTGATGAGCGCGTTGCCTTATTTTTGGGATTTGGTTTTGCATCTTCATCATGGCCGAACAGAAACCGGCGTTGTCTACCAAGCGTTTCATACACACGATACCGATTGGTGGACTGCAAAGGATCGCGGCGGCAATTTGAATGAACTTGAAGAACCAAACTTAACAAAGCTGTTTATCAAAGCCGCTGCATAACGTTTCACAATCCAACAACGGAGAGCAAAAATGGAACTTCGATTTAATGCTTTCGATTTCGATCCAACGCAAGGCGGGAGTATTTGTTTTCCGCTTGCGGATTACAGACTCGAAATCACCAAAGTTGAACCTGTCGCAGTGAAAGATAACCCGAACGCCGGGTTTCTTGCAATTCACTTGACTTGCGTTGACGGCGAACTGAAGGGCATGGTTCAAATAGATCGCCTCAACATCTATAACCCAAGCGAAGTTGCAAAGCGCATTGCGTTTCAACAATTGGCGGCGTATGCCTTCGCAATTGGACGCCCGCAACTCGCAACATCGGAACAGATGCTTGGCGGACGGTTGATTTGCACAATTGGGCCGCAACTAGACAACACGAAGTATTCAGAAGTGAAGATGATCAAATGTCCAGACGGTTCGCTTCCTGTTAACCCGCAAAAGGGCGGAAACCAACCCGCACCGCAACAGGGAGCGCCCGCCGCTCAAGGATGGGGAGCCGCACCGCCCGCCGCCGCTGCCATGCCGCCCGCTGTAGACGCCGGGGCCGGGGCCGGGGGAGCGCCGCCTTGGGGAGCGCCCGCCGCTGCGCCGGGGAGTGCTGCGCCGCCTTGGGGCCAGCCAACCGGGGGAGCGCCGCCCGCTGCCAGCACAACGCCGCCTTGGGCGAAGTAAGACTACGCCCGTCACCGTAAGGTGAAATTCAACGAGCGTATAGGGGCGGGGAGCTAGTCTCAACCCCGCCCCAACTTTTTGAGGCAACATGATTGTTGATTGGAACAACCCGGACGCATTGCGGGAAACAGCGGACGCGATGTTGAAGGCAGTTGATACACAAATCGAAAACGCAAACACCGAAGGTTATCGTTCGCACCTTGGCGCGTCTGTTGTAGGCAACGAATGTTTACGCTATCTTTTTTATCATTTTCATTGGATGCACAAAGAAACATATCCGGGCCGAATGTTGCGCCTGTTTGAAGTTGGGCATGGTTTGGAAGTTCGCGTTCGCCATTGGCTGAAATCAATTGGCTTTCAATTCATTGACGGTTTGGACGAAACTGGAACGCAATTAAAATTTAGCGATCTATATGGGCATTTCGGGGGATCAGTTGACGGCGTTTTTATTGCTCCAGATTGGGGCATCCTTGAACCAACTGGACTAGAATGCAAGACAAGTGGAACAGGCTCGCCGTTCAACGATCTTGATAAAAAAGGAATGCGCGAAACTAAAGAGCAACACTACATTCAAAATAGCGTTTACGGAAAAGGATTGAACTTCAAAAACATCCTTTACGTTTGCGAAAACAAGAACGATTCGAGTTGGTACTTTGAATTAGTTCCGCTGGATTTGAACGTTGCTGAAGGTGCCTACAAAAAGGCTCAGTTTGTAATCTTCGATGCGAAGGAACCGCCGAAAGGAATAAGTAATAAAAGGAATTACTATCTTTGTGGTATGTGCAAAATGCAGCCAATTTGTTTTGACGGAGTTGCTTGCGACGTTAATTGTAGAAGCTGCTCTTATTCCAGACCGATTGAAAATGCCGATTGGTTTTGTACGTTTCACAACAGCATAATTCCAAAAGATTTCATACCAAAAGGATGCGATCATCATGCCCCCATCCAGAAGTAAGAAAACGCCGGAAGAAGTTAAAGCCGCTGCAAAAATTGCGAGTAAGAAATGTTATGAGAAACATAAAGCAGAACGAAACGCCAAATCGTCTGCTTATAACAAACTTCGCGCTATAACTCATCCTGAAGTGTTGGCGCGTTCCCATCGAAAATGTGCAATAAAAAGAAATTATGGAATAACTCAAGAAGAATACGAATTCATGTGTAGGTATCAACATAATTCTTGCGCGATTTGTTATGTGAATTCGCCGGGCGGACGTGCTAAGAATTGGTTTGTTGATCATGATCATGCAACGGGAAACATTCGCGGACTACTTTGTTCGCGTTGCAATTTGCTACTAGGCAAAGCCGAAGACAATGTTGTTTTGCTTGGTAACGCAATTGCTTATCTTCAACAATTTCAACTGAACTAACGAAAGGACCGCCATGCAAATTGAATTGCTCAAAGAAGAATGCACGCTGATTAACGAACTTGTTAAGCAAGCAGTGGACGATGCAGAAAATCAAATAGCGATGTTTGACAAGGATGCTAATAACGAAGATGTAACAACGGCTTTGATGGTGAGAGCGTTTGCCAAAACCATTCAAAAGAAAATGGAAAAAGCATTGGCCGGATGATTACTTTACGAAACTACCAAACACAAGCCGAAAATGCGTTGCTCGCGTTTCTTTATCAAACGCAAAAGCGACATCCTTTAGTATGTATGCCAACAGGAACCGGCAAAAGTTTGGTAATCGGTTCGTTCATTCATAAGATGCTTTCCCAATGGCCGGAACTTCGAATTTTGGCAATGACTCATGTTAAGGAATTGTTGACGCAGAATTCTGGAAAGCTAGCTGAAATTTGGCCTTCAGCGCCGTATGGAATTTTTAGCGCTGGATTGAAACAGCGCGATACCGCAATGCCAATTATTTTTGGCGGTGTTGCCAGCGTTGTAAAGAGTATTGAAGCGCTTGGCCGGTTTGATATTTTCATCATCGATGAAGCGCATTTGATGAATGGGCAAGATGGTTCCATGTATTCAACTATAATTGCCAAGCAACTTCTTGTGAATCCAAATTTGATAGTTATTGGGTTTACCGCAACTCCCTATAGAACCGGGCAAGGCTCGCTTGTAGATATTGGAATTTTTACCGATATTGCTGTTGATATGACAACGATGCAATGGTTCAATTGGTTTATTGATAACGGCTTTATGGCAATGATTATTCCAAAACGAACAAACACACAATTGGATGTTTCGAAAGTTGGAATTCAAGCCGGGGATTTCAATTTGAAACAATTGGAAGCCGCTGTTGACGTTCAAGATATAACTTATCTTGCTTGTAAAGAATCAATTGAATTAGGTTCTGATCGCGATTGCTGGTTAACATTTGCAAGTGGAATAAAACACGCTGAACACGTTGCGGCAATGTTTCGCAATTTTGGGATTCCTTGCGAAGCTGTTCATTCAAAAATGAGCGGTGCAAAACGCGATGCAATTATTAGAGATTACAAGCTTGGCAAGATTAGAAATTTAGTGAACAAGGGTGTATTCACAACAGGACAGGATCACCCGCCGATTGATTTGATCATCGATCTAGCTCCTACAATGTCAACCGGCTTGCACGTCCAAAAATATGGCCGGGGCGGACGCCCGTTTGAAGGAAAAACAAATTGTTTAGGATTAGATTTTGCTCGCAACGTTCAACGGTTAGGACCAATCAACGATCCTGTAATACCAAAAGCAAGAGGAAGCGCCGCCCCCGGTGTTGCTCCAATTCGCGTTTGCGATCAGTGCGGAACCTATTGCCATGCAAACGCGAAAGTTTGTCATGTGTGTGGTTTTGAATTTCCTTTTCAAATTCATATCGAAGCTTCGGCGGGGACTGAAGAAATTATTAGAACAGAAGTTCCTGAAATACAAGATTTCGAAGTTCAACGCGCTCTGTATAGCAAGATTGAAAAGAACGGTGTTGGAATTTTGAAAGTGAATTATGTTTGCGGAGCAAGAGCGTTTAGTGAAGTTGTATGTCTTGAACATTCGGGCCGCGCCGGTCACATTGCCCGCGCATGGTGGAAAAGAGCAATGAACACAGACGCCGCGCCGCCAACTGTAGATGAAGCACTCTTGTGGGTAAGTAGGCTTGCTGTTCCAAAAACAATTTCTGTAATAGTTAATAAGAAATATCCCGAAGTAATCAAAAGAATTTTCAAGGAATCTGCATGAGTTGGACAAACCAATTACCTATAAAGAAACGCGATCAGAAGGCTAAGTCGCGGCGTCATTATTTGTGCAACATTGAAAAGAAAAAACAGCAAGCTAATGCGTGGCGCAATAATAATTCAGTTAAAGTAAAAGAATCGAGAAAGCTCCGCTATCCGCGAACGCGCCTTCAAATGATGCGTTCCAATCTGAAATCAAAATATGGAATTACACCTGAACAAAAAGAAGAAATGTTCATCGCGCAAGGTTCTTGTTGTGCAATTTGTAAGACAACTGAACCGGGCGGTCGTTGGGGCTGGCATATCGATCATTGCCATATTACAGGAAAGGTTCGCGGGGTTGTCTGCAATCGTTGTAACATTGCTTTGGGCGGATTCAAAGACAACATCGAACTTCTTCAATCTGCAATTGACTATTTGAAAAGGCGCATAGTGTGATCAAAGAGCCTTACAAGCCGGTGACCGATCCGCAAGAGCGATTGATTCAAATTCGCGGCGTCAAGAAACAAAATGGACGCCTTGAAATGCGAGTTCCATATCCCATGCAAGAATTCTTTGCAAAACTTTTGAACCATATCGGTCATCGATCTGATTGGTTCGCAACCTGTATCACTTGCGAGCATTGGAAAAAAGAAGAAGAAATTTGTAATAAGTTTGGCATCCGTCCGCCAGCTTGCGTTATAGTCGATGGGTGTGAATATTACGAAGACAACGATCAAATACCATTTTGAAAGGGGAGAAAATGCGAGTCAACATCTATGCAGAAGAAATGACAAACCGGGTTGAAATAATCACTAAGGAAACCCCGGAAGGCAAATTCACAGGCGTTCGTTTTTATCTTGAATTGCCTGTCACAACCAAAACCGGAGTGAGCAAGGATCACACCGGAAAAGAAACTGATTTGACAACAAACATTAGCGGTCCATTTATTCACCACCCCGGCGATGATGATTCAGCCGCAGTAACATTTTGGGGCAAGCGCGATTTGGAAACAGTTCTTCAAACCGCGCTTGATGCGTTGAAGCTACATTATAGGGATCATGAATGAACACGAATTTTCCATTGAAAGTTGTTTGCCCAACGTGTCGAGCGGCCATCGGTGCGAAATGTCTTCATTCCGAAGTGCCGCTCGACCCTTTTGGATTTTCCGCGCACAACCATAATGTTCGTTGGGTTGATTGGTTCCACTTTGAACGAATTGAAAAAGCGAAAGCCGAAGGATTCAATGCCGAAGAAACAACCTGAAAATTCGTTGCTCGCCGCGCTGCAATTTGTTGCGAGTGTTCAACCGAAGCGAGCCATCAACGCCTTCGATGTTCATTGCAGAATGTTCGCAGGAAAATTGGTTGCAATGGGCGGGCCGCTCTCCGCTGGAATAGCAATTCAAGAGGAAATAGAAGCTTGCCCAAATACTCAAAAGCTAATTGACGCTTTGAAGAAATGTCCCGAAGCCGTCAATCTAA